CACTGCAACGCTTCAAGCGCTGATGCTTCGTCATATGGTTCTGTGTGAACCTTGACATCTTTCTCATCACCATCACGTGCGATAGCAACTAGGTTAACGGTCTTAACTTCGTGACCATTCTTAGATAGCAGATAGCCATAAACCTGTACCTGCCAACGCTGTTGTGCTGTCGGGAAGTATGAAAGGTTCTTTACCTTAGATGTCTTCCAGTCAATGACCGCACCGATACCCGGTACAAATAAGTCAACGTGTGCTTTCATATCACCGTACTCAACTGGAGTTTCGACTAGGTAATCCTTACCTTCTGGATCTAGTGTGGTGATTGCATCTTCGATAGCTGCGTGGATAGCAGTACCCATAATTGCAGCCAACTTAGACTGGTTCTCGTTAGTCTCTGGCTGTGCATTAAGTCGGTACCAAACCTTACGACGGCAGCCACCGATCTCTGATGGGCCAACCTGTGTCTGCTTACTACGGTCACGCCCTGCATCTTTAGAGTGCAGTACGTGCAATAGTAATTCCTTCGGATCTGTAATCACGGAAGTTCCTTTTCTATAGCAGCGATAATATCTTCGATAGGCACAGTGGTACTGCCTAGGGCTTTCCAGTCCTTGCATAGTTCCATTACTGCATTGAGTGCAATGTAAGGCGTATCTAGTGTGCGACTCTCTTTATAGTTTCTGCTGTTTATATTTGCTAGCAGTTCTTCGTAGTTCATCTGTTATCTCTCTTCGTTAACCAATAGTCGAAAGCATAAGCCCCGACGAAACCAATAAGCAAACCGAACATAAATCCGATCATCATTCCCAACCTCTCTCTTGTGTCTCCAACTGTATTGGTGGACAGGTATTGATATCAAGTACCGACGCGATCTTTACTGCCCTTTCTGCAATTACTTTTGCCATTAGCAGGCTCTTGTATGAACCGGGCTTGAGTGAGTACAGATAACCGAGTGCGTATGGACCACCACTACCTGCCGTGAACAGTCCGTTCTCACTACCGTTAAAGGATAGATCCGAGCCGATAGAAAACAGATACGAATCAAAGGCAAGCAGGTAAGCGAAGCTCGCTTCCTTGTCGTTTGGTTCATAGCCATTATCTTTGAACGCATTGTAGATCGAAGGTATGACAACCCTTCCCATCCAATCCACAGGATCTTGGCGTTTATACATCGGAGGCTTCCAGTTATATATCAAGATATCTCCTGGGCGTGAGTCACCAGTCACACCTAACAGGTACTTACCCTTGCGTACTATCTTGGGCGTCTGAGTGCTAATGATCCGCTGATCGTTATCGGTGATCTGCGAGTCAGCACCCATCACTACGAAGTCGGGGCCTTGGATTCCTACCAGAGTTGTCATAAACAAATGTTATCAGTGACTCGGCGTGTCGTCGCGGAGCGACACTATCGGAGATTACAATATGAGCCGTAGGCGAATAACAGTAGGCGGCCCTTATCAGGGCCGAGGCGACTGACCACAGGAAGGAGCCGAGCAATGCGGTTCCACCCCTTTGTTATGCCTAAATTATTTAGCCGTAAAGTACCACACGATGGCCTTCCTGAGCCTTACGGCACCGATTTAAGGCCGTTAGGCCCTATCCACGTCTGTCCGTGTGGGTCGCAGGTCTTTAACGTTATGGCTACCTTTGAAGACTATGAGTTAGTCTGGTATTTCCTTGACGCAACCTGTACTAATTGCGGCAATTTAGTTGTTGTACCCTGTCCGGTGGATAAGTTTGATTCACAGTCTAACGGAGATTGACGAAGTCAAACGGATGGGTACCTGCTCTATCTGTGGGTACACCAGAGTAAAGTTAAGAGACTCTAAGGCCAAGACACTGCCTGCTCGATACCGCTGCAAAGAAGTCTATCGGCGCAACCGTCTCAAGAATGAATACCCTTACACGGTCTACAAGAAGGATACCTGCCAGCATTGCGGCTTTGTTCCTGAGCATAGAAGCCAGCTAGATGTAGACCACATAGACGGTGATCGTTGGAACAACGACCCATCCAACCTGCAGACTCTCTGCGCTAACTGCCACCGATTAAAGACACACCTGCACGACGATAGTAACTCTGGCATATTTTAGGCATAAAAAAAGAAGCCCCGCCATCCCGATTAAGGGACGACGGGGCAGTTGCCTCGCGCTTATGGGCTAATTACTTAGACCCACGACCAAACTCTTTCGCCTTTGGGTCTAGTGACTTCCAAATTGGCGCAATAAAAGCTGAGATAAAGGCGTAGGCCAATGTCTTTGGATCTGTGATTCCAGCCGCGTATAGCGCTACCACTGCTGGTACTGCTGCACGAGCATAGGTTGTTGCAATAGCAACTAACTTAGTTGTGTTCATTGTTTCTCCTTATGACTTAAAGACTGGCTTACCAAAACCAACGATGTACACAGGTAGTGACTTCTTGATCTTGGATCCATTCTTTGCTGTATACGCACGGCGCTTGAGGCAGACCTCACCACCGTTACGCTGGTCACCCGTTTTATCCGGGCTAGTGTTACCTTCGATAACGTTGATGGTTCCATCTCCGTTGTTCTTGGTAACAATTCCTACGTGGCTGATTCGGTTTAATGAATCTCCGGGGAAATCAAAGAACACGATATAACCTGGCAGTGGTTCTGCATCGGCTACATCTTCCCATTGGTTGTTCTTCATAAATGCTTTGGCACCTACAACTGTTGATACACAGTTAGGAATCTTTAGGCCAACTTGGTTAGCACACCAGTTAACAAAGGAACCGCACCAAGGCAGGAAGTTAGACTTGGTAAAGGCTCCGTACTTGGTTTCGTTTTCTTTAGGTCCTTCGATAGTTCCTACTTCTGCCTTAGCAATATCAATAAAATCTTTACGCTGTCCCATTGTCATCCTTATTCTTATCCTTGAGTCCGTTGCTTGCAAGTACTGCTCCTAGGCTGCCTGTAAGGAACACAGTCAGCGTAGTCAATAGTTCAATGAAAGCCCTATCGTTAGGAGCTTGTTCACCTAGCGGTTGAGTTACAAATATCAAAGCCCAAAGGATTCCAAAGACTGAACCTAGGAATACCAAAGCTAGGATTACTCCGATAAATACAATCAGTCGAGCCTTTAATTGTTCATTACTAAATCTTTGTCTAGCCATTAAACGAACCTTCCGGGAGAATGTCTTTTGTACAACTGCCTGTTGCAGTACATTGAGGCGGGTTACATTCTGGGTTATCCCAGTTCTCGTACTCTTGGCACGGATACCTAACCCATCCTTGATACTGGGCGCATCCGCTAAGACTTATTGCTATTAAGAAGAATACGATAAATTTCTTCAACCTGTCGCTCCAATCTTGCAACTGAATCCTTTACACTTGATCCACCATTGGGCTTTAATTCATTTAAGTAATGCTTAACTAACCAGCGCACTGCGCCTATAAACCCACCAATGATGGTCATAACAGCAACTGCTACAGTTGCATAGTCTTGTGCTTGCATTAGACCGTCCGAATCGTGACTAGAAGTGTGCCGCCAAATCCAGAGAATCGTTTATCTTCTGGAGTCTTGTTGATGAAGTCCATCTCTTCTATGATACCTAGGTATGACTCACCGGTTCTAAAGTCTTGAACGCGGATGGTGTCACCAACGTTTTCAACCTGCTCAAGCTGAGACATACGATCATAGGCAGATCCTTCATAGCCAACTTCGTTGCTGAACTTGTCGCTCTCGTGGTCATAGCAGAACACTGGGTATTGGATCAGGCGCTGACGGGGAACTGCTGGCAAAGACTTTAACTGGTAACCAGTAAATAGTGGCCCCTTGGTTACATCAGAAGTTGAACGAGACATCGTGAACTTAAAGCCAAGATACTCTTGTGCAGTAGTTGGGTAGTTTACGTTGATCTCAGGTACTGTCTCACCTTGTGAGAAGACACCGATAGAGTATTCAGTATCGGTTGAGTCAATAGACTTGATATCAATACCGCCATTGGTAGTATCAATACGAGCTTGTAGCAGTTTATAGATCTTAGTCTCAAGTGTGTTGTAGCGGATGTAACCAGTACGCAAGTAACCACTTGCTACTAGGCTGGTTGTAGATTCAGCCCAGATGTTATTGCCTGTGCTAAATGCTGCTCGATCTGAGTTGCCAAAGAAGGCAACCTGAGATGCAGTTGCAGAAGTTCCGGCGGCAACCAAGTCCCAAGCCCAAGGAAAATACAGAGCGCTAGCAATAACAGTTGTGGATAGATCA